ACCCATTGCTCCCAAACCAATACTTCTTTCTCTTTCCGCACTCAACTTAGCACGATATAGTGCATCAGGAGCATTCTCAATAAAGTGTGTAAGAACATTATCTAACATTCGTACTAGATCGGGTATGAACTGCTCATTATCTTTCCACTCATCGTACTCTTCCAGATTTACACTTGATAGACAACATACTGCTGTACGCTCATCATCAGTGGCAAGAGTAATTTCAGAGCATAGATTAGAGTGATGTACCTGTAATCCTGCATCTTTCTGAAATTGTGGTAAAGCGTCCTGTACCGTGTCTTTAAACATAATGTAAGGTTCACCAGTCTCTACACGATTCTGAATTAACTTTACCCAAAGTGTTTTAGCGGAAACAGTTTTAGTAACTTCACCACTATGTGGATCTACTAGATCCCATGAATCGTCAAAGCCTTCTTCTCTTGTAGCTCCTTCGATTAATTCCATAAACTCGTCAGAAATAGTGACAGCATGATGCAAGTTAGTAGACTTGCGGTTAACGTCACCCCCTGTAGGTTTACGAATGTCCAGAAACTCTTCGATTTCTGGGTGAGACATTTCCAAATATGCTGCATAACTACCTCTTCTTGTTACACCTTGCGAGAAAGCGAGCATTTCTGCATCAACCACTTTCAAGAAAGGAATTACTCCAGTTGACTCTGACCCCGCAGAGGTTCGACTACCTACTGATCGTACATCATTCCAACAACCACCAATGCCGCCACCCACAGAAGAAAGGAAAGCATTTTCGGTATAATGTCCTGTGATTCCTTCTCTTGAGTCTTCGACATAGTTAAGGAAGCAAGAAATAGGCAAGCCCCTACTAGTCCCACCATTACTAAGTACAGGTGTACTGAACATAAACCATAATTTACTAGCATAGTCGTATAGCCTTTGTGCGTGTGCGTCGTCATCTGCAAATGTTTTTGCTGCCCGAGCGAACGCATCCTGGGGAGATGTTTCCCCTTCTACTAAATAACGATCTTCAAGAGTTTTCTTACTAAACTCTGAGAGATAGTTATCTCTTTTATAATCAATTTGCATTCATCATTCTCCCTTCAATCTCGGACACATTGTCCACCCCAATTGCATCATCGCAATATGTTACTAAATCCATTAATTCGTAGTTTTTCAAGAGAACTTCTGCATTTGCATTTAACTCTTGTATATATTTATAACTACCACTTAATGGGATATTATCATAGATAGTCATGGCATCTCCGTAGTCTTTTATAAGACCTTCGGCTCTCTTCGGTCCGATTCCATTAATGCCAGGAACATTATCCCCTTTATCTCCTGTTAGACATTTAAAGGAGATATACTCTTCCGGAGTAACATTATAATGATCACTCCAATTGTCTATGGTTACTTCTTTTCGAGTAACGTAAGAAAATCTACTTACTCCATCTTGAATCAACAAATCCCAATCTCGGTCACTAGAGATTAACCATACATCTTCTAGCCCATAATCTACTTTACGTTTTACAAGGTGGGCAGCAAGATCATCTGCCTCTACACCCTTGAACCTTAAGACTTGGTAACTCTCTGCTAGTAATTCTAGCGTTGCTTCGTATTCCTCAAAGAAATCGATAAACGCTTGCTTTTCTGCTTCTGTTTGTTCGGCATACTTCTCTTTTCGATTCTGTTTGTACTCTGGTAAGATCTCTTTGCGATAGCTTGAAGATCCCCAGTCTGCCGTAATTATCACTCTACCACAATTATAGGAATTTGCTAGTGATTTTACAGTCTCTACATACTGGTCTCGAAAGTCCGTTCTGCCCTGATGTTTCCAACGAAAAGCTAAGTTTAGTGCATCTACTATGAGCGTTCCGTTTTGGTTACGCTCTCCAAAATTAAAAGCCACTTATAAACTCCACTGTTTCCGTTTGTAGCCAATCTTCGGCAAGTAGTATGTAACAATTCAAAAAACTAATATACATATAGTCTATTGTGTTCTCTGGCTTTGCCGCTGTTACTACAAATACTTTTGATCGGTTATATTTAAAGAATAGAAGGGGCTTCTGATCACCGCCTTCCGCCTGTATTACAACTTTTTTCCACCAGTTGATAAGATTGTTTGTGCGCTTGGCAGTAAATATCTTATCTGACAGTGGAGACTCATTATAATTTTTTACCTCTATACAATAAAAGTTTCTCTGATTGGGGACATATAAGTCCCCTTTCAGATATTCAAGAGCGCCAGAGGCAGGCACTCTCTCAAACTTCAGTCCGGTCGCTTCCCGAAGCATGTCCCTCACTAGGTACTCGCCTCTCGCTCCCTTCGCTCTTGAATCTACCATCTTCGTCCTCTTTCTCTTGTGGCTCATAGCCTAAATCTTCTTGATGGTTTTGTTTTACCCACCACATTCTTCTTCGTCCTGCGCTCATTACTCTAGTCCACTGATGTTTCCATCCTTGACTACTTCGATCTTTTCCAGTAACGGATGTGACCACCCATGTGATACTAGATAAGTGTTTAGTTCTTCTCGAAGTAGAACTTCTACTAATCGTTCCTTCCCTGCATCGTCAAGAACACTAATTACTTCATCCAAAAACAATATATTGATTTTGGACTTAGATATACTACTCATGAGTCTGCGAATTGCTAGTAGCGTTGCAGTATTTACACGGGCTAGCTCGCCTGATGAAAGTGCAAGTATGTCAATAACATTACCCGCATCTGTAATTTGTACATTCAGTTTATCGTTTGATACAACAAACTCAAGTGTAAATCTACCATCAGAAAGTTCAGCCAAGTACTCATTTGCCAGTTCTTCTAACTCACCCACAAGATTTTCTATCTTGTACGCAAGTAATCCGTTTGTGCTGAAAGATTTTGCAAGTATCGTCAAATCAAACTCTAACTGTCTTGCTTTCTCTAACTCGGCAGAGTATTTTTCCAACTCTGCAAGAAACTCTTCCGTCTGTTCCTGAATAACTTGTATTCGGGTATTACGGCGAGTTATCCTTTCATTTTCTCCTGCGATTCTTGCCAATTCCGTTTTTGACTGCTGTAAGCGCCCTTGAACATCTGCCAGGCTGGTTTCAAGCTCTTGCTGATCCAGCAAAGTCGCCTGAAGATCGCGGTCAATAGAGCGATACAAATCTTCCCAATCTTTACGAAGATTTTCATTACGTTCATACTCAAGGTTTTCAGATTTAATCCTGACAATTCGTCGTCTAATTTCTGATATTCTTTCTGCAGCTTCTTCATAATTTTTCTCTTCTTTTTCCTTCATCGCTTTTTCAACAGAGCTATCAATCGGGCCACCACAAGTAGGGCAAGTATCTCTAATTTCCCCTAATTGTTTGATGACTCTCTGAGCACCCGAAGCGACTGCTTGTAACGATCCTAACTCCGATTGTAAATCATCGTAGGATTGTAACTCTGTTATTGGCGAGTTCTGGATTGTCGTAATGTCAATCTGTTGTAGCATTGACTTGTATTGATTATTTTTTTGAATTTTTTTATTTTTTTCAGAAATATTTTCAATTTCTACTGATAAAGAACGCAAAAGCTTCTCGTCAGCAGATGTATCAATTTCTAAATCCAACAAGGGTAGTATGGATGTATCACTCAATTTATTATCTTTTAACCATTTTTCAACGGTATCAAGTTTGGCAACTATGCTGGTGCACAAGGACACCTGCTCTTTCTTTGCGTTTTTAAATATATCAAATAATTCAACATACTTTTCTAGGTGTAACAAATCAATCAGAAACTTTTTACGGTTAGCATCTGTAGCAGTCAAAAACTGCAAACTTGCATTTGTATTCTGATACACTAACTGTGAGAAAGTTTTGAAATCTACACCGAGTACTTCTTGGAGCGTTTTGTAAGTGTTTGTAGCCGTATGACTAGAAACATCAATACCATTCTTCTCCAGTTTTACTTTGATGTTTGTTTTTCGATTGACTGTTATCTCATACTTATCTTCGTCTTTGGTAAACGAAAGATAAATGTTATATCCATTATTTACATAACGGTTTGGAATATCTGCTTTTTTGATTCCTTTTGAGTTTTTGTTGAATAATGCTTCTTCGATAATTAACGGTATGGAGGACTTCCCCATACCGTTAGTGCCTAGAATCTGTGTCACTGTATTATCGTTTAGATTTAACTCATTATCAGAACCATAGCTGAAGCAGTTATCCCATCTCAATGTTTGTAGTGTAATCATTGTATGTTCCTATGATTTCTGATATTTTTTCTGGTTTGATTTCTAAAATGTAGGTTAGATACTCTGCTAGTTCCTCTTGTATGGACATTTCTTTATCCATAATCAAACTGGCTTCAGACTTTCGGACTACTACTTTCTTATCAAGCAGTTCCGAGTTTTTTACTGAGGACAGTTCGTGCATATCTCCCTCTATCTCATAAATCGTATGATCATACTCTGTAGGGATCATTTCATCTTCACTACTGACTGTCTTTCTTATTAGCTGTGGAAGGCGGAACTCTTCCCACATCCAACTCCAGTCATTTTCATTTATAAGTAAGTATCCTGTCTTAACTTTGTTTCTGTGAAAAGAAGTAGTCATAGGACTACCAGGATATACTATATTGCGTTGACAGTTGCTGTGAGAGTGTAGGTCTCCTGCAAAAACAACTGGGAAATCTTCTAGTAAGTCTAGGTCGATTTCTGGTTTAACGTGTGGTGGTATCTCTCCTCGGACATGGGTGAACAGAGGCTTTGTCGTATCAAAATGATCTAAGATATTTTTTCTATGTAGATCAGCGTAGGGTAATATACCATAGCCCAGATCTGCATCAATATACGATATATCTACTATATTGATCAGAGGGTTTATATCTCTGGAAACTTGTTTTAGCTGAGTAAAGAAAGTCTTATGTTTCTTCGTAGCTTCATGGTTTCCATCATATATAATTGTTGGAATCTTTACTCTCCGTATAAACGAAAAGTAAAGCTCCAACTCTTCCATATTCGGTAGACGATCAAAGAGATCGCCACCGATTATGTGCATATTACACTCTTTCTCTAACTCATAAATCTTGTCAAAGAACTCTTGATAGCGAACTAAAGCCCAGTTGACTGGGACATTCTTCTGTCCCAGTTTTATGTGCCAGTCTGCGGTGAAGAGAATCATCCTACATTGAACTCCGCTTCTAGAGCTTCGTCGTCTGTTTCTTCGCCAGTGTCGCGAACTCGGTCAAGCAACTCTTTCTGAGCGTCAGGCGTTGGGCGAGACATTACATCGTCCATAGACTTTAGATCAGCAACTAGTGCCAGCTCGTCCTCAGTAAGAGCGCGAGGCTTGCACTTCAATGCTTGGAGTTGATACTCAACATTGTAAGGTAGTGGGCCAGTCTTTACTCGCTTGAAGCAAATGTCCCAACCAGTTTCAACATCAGTTGGATCACCTAAATCTTCAGCAGCAGTAATAATCTGCTCCCATAATTTTTTCTTTAGGTTTACAACTTTGACCTGACCGTTGTCAATGCACTGAGTAGCATAGCTCCAGCCACATTTTAGATCGGGGTAGTACTCACGTACCCAGTCTTTTTCTACGTTATTGAATCGCTCAGAATTTCTATCAAAAGATAGACACTCCATTGGAATGTTTTTTCCATTCTC